GCTCATCAGATCGGTCGCCTCGCGACGAGCGCGGGTCGCCTCCAGCATGGCGTTGTTGCTGGGCCGCGCGGGCCGGTCGTCAGCCCGCACGGTCGTGTAGGTCTGGACGCGGTTGGTCTTGGGGTCGCGCCAGCGGAAGGTCGTCTCGCCCCGCGCTCGCGCGTTGGCGAACGCTTGGTTGAAGGTCAGCCCGCCACTTTCGGCGAGGAGGTTGGCGAGCGGGTCAGCCATGTCAGTCCTCACTAAAGCTAACAACCGGCGCAGCTACAGGAGGCACTGCCACAGCCGTCGCGCGGCCCGCAGCGCCGCTAAACATTGTGCGCCGCTCTTTACGCGCTAGCGCCCGCTGCATAGCCGCCAAGGCTTCATCAGGCTTTTGATACATCAGCACTGCCAGTTCAGTCGCCGCTTTGTCGTTGATACGCTGTTCAAGATGTCGACTGACCCGTAGGGCGAGCTGCGTGGCTTGATCAAGCGGATTGTAGCCGCGAATTGGAGAAGTCTCTTCTGCGGCTTCAGTAGCAAGGCGTTGCGCGGATGGGCGCGACGCCGCTTCACCTCGGGCTGCAAGTCCTTCTGCGCGCTGAAAACGAGCGATGTCGGCTGCAACAGAAGATAGGTCGGTGAGGTCTTCACGACTAAAATTGCCGACAATTTGCTGGACTTTAGGCTGCACGCGAGCATCAGGCAATGACCGCTGAAACTCAGCCGCTACTTTACGAACTTGACCAGCGCGCTCAACCAACGCTTCCAAGTCAGCAAAGCCGCTTCGGCCCATAACTTGTTTAATGCTACCGCTGTTCTCTGCCAGCAGTTTGACTGCCGCACCAATGTCAGGCTTGTCGCCTGAGATCATGTTGGTGACGCGCTGCACTACAGAGGCTTGAATAGCTTCGCGGCCGTCTGGCGACAACCGCCGCAACGCATCAGACATTTGCGCTGGGCTACGGAGCAAAGATTGCACAATGTCTTGCGGGTTTTCTTGCCCATAAACGCCACGCAACGAACCAATCTCATCCAGCCCTTGCGTAAGGCGCGCCGCTTCGGTTTGGATTCGGTCTAACTGCTGACGCACGGGGACGCCGTTTTGCTCCAGCAACTGAAGTTTGTCGGAATGCTTTTGCAGGAATGTTGCGGCCGCGTCAGGCCGCACTCGCATTGTGACAGGGTCGATCACCGCGTCGCGGAACATGTCTTGAATGCCGCGCGTAAACGCTGCGCGCGCTTGCGGGTCTTGGCCAAAGGTGGTCAGGAACTGACGAGTGTCGGTCGGATCTTTGAAGTAGGCCGCGACCGTGTTCTCTGGCAGGATGCGCGTCTCACCAAACGCAGAATCTTTAAGCAGTCGTCCGGTGACGTTGTCTTTGAACGCGGGCGCAAACCGCAGCCGATAGGTTTCCAGCGCTCTGCCATACAACGCTTTTGCCTCGTCAGACAAGTTTGGTGTGTTGGCAATCACTTCATCAATCTGCCGGTGCATCGCCATCAAATCGGGCACTTGCGCTGGCGTCAGCCCTGCCATGCTACGTTGGGCGCTGGCGATGTCGGAATTGATTGCTTTACGCAGCGCGTCCAACTGCTCAAGCGACATAGTAGGCAATTCGACACCGGTCGTCAGCGGGCGCCCGTTTGGACCAATGATGAGCCCCGCCGTAGGCGTGGGCTGAAGCGGAGCTAGCGCTCGCGCGATAGCTGGCGCGGACTCCGGTGCGAACTCAGCCAGCGGGCGCCCAAGCGCGGCTCGCGCTGCGTCAGCGATCGGAGTAACGTCAATCTGAGCGCCTTCAGCGGCGTTGAACGCAGCGGCGTAGGCCGGCTGAACTTCCTGCGCCCGCATACGGCGCCGCAGCGCTTCTGCGCGTGATTGAATGACTTCACCTGGCGCCGCGCCTTCCGGGTATACCGTTTTAGCCGGTAGTTCACCTCGAAGTGATGTCATCAGCGCGTTAAGGTTTTGCTCCTCGCCAGCAATTTGGCGTTGCAGATTGTTTCTGACTTCTGACAACCGCGTCAGATCCGCTGGCGCAAGCTGGGTGCCTTCCTGCGCTATCTGCTGTTCAATGCGGTCAAGCTGACCGCGCAGATAACCCATGTTCTTTTGCACTGCATCAAACTGAATTTGCGCGGCTTGCGGCGCTCGTTTAATGCGGTCTTGTAGCGCCGCCAAAGCAATGTTCTCAACGCCGCCCTCAACAACGCGCTCCGACACAGACGGCACATAGCCAGGGGTTGTTCGCATACCTTGCGTAGCGCGAAGCGCGTTAACCCCTTCTGCGCCAGCCGCGCTCAAAAGCGCGTTCTCTGCAATTTGTTCGGCGGGAGTCAGCATACCTTTTACAGACCGAGCCGCACCGAGCCCTAACCTGAAAACGGGCGCTAGGACGGCGCCAAGCGGCCCCGCCATCATCACGTCTTCAGGGCTGAACGGCGCGGTGCCGACAACTGCTGCTGTGCCGCCGCCAGCGGCTCGCAGCCCTATGCCTTTGGCGCCCTGAACAGCCGCCGGAATCTCGAATCCACCTGTTCTAACGGCTTGCCCAAACGCGGGCGACGCCGCCCCAAGCGCTGCGCCAGCCGCCCGTACAATCGGCATTCCTAGCGCAACTTCTGTGCCGATCTGACCAACCTTTGCAGTGGTTGTCGTTGGGTCAACACCGTAGACTTCGCGCAAATACGCTTCAGTTTGAGCGCCCCGTGCGGGCAGCCCTAGCATAGGCGCCGCGCCTGTGATCTGAGCGGGTGTCATCAGCGCTTGCGTTGCCCCCGCTCGCAGTTGGCGAACGGTTTGGCCAAGCTCCTGCCGCGTTTCTCCTGGAATAAACGGGATCGCTTCCGCAACAGTTGTGCGGGTAGCGGGCGCCGGTTCTACTTCCGCTTTTAGAGCGGACACGTCGTAGCCGTTGGCCTCCAGTTTTTGAATAAGTTGCGAGCGTGTCGTGCCGTCAGGCACGTTTTGTATGACCGTACCATCAGGCAAACGAACATTCATCGCTTTAGACTCCGAAAGTCAATTACTTCCGGCTGCTCACCACCTACCGCACCACGCTGTTGCGGTGCGTAGCGTTGCAGTTCGGGCCGCTCAAACAGCGACTTATCGCCTTCTGTTTCAAACCATGCGTCGCGAGCGCCGCGCATCGTTTTGTTTTCCGCAATCCATTTGCGATAGAACTGGTCTTGCTCAATTGAGCGTTTAGCTTGAGCGCGAGCTACATCCAACATGAATTGGTTGGCTTCAGGCGTATTGCCAAGTTGAGCAAACGTTTGTTCAATTCGCTCGGCGTCTTGGTTAGTTTGCACACCTTTCTGCTCAAGCTGCTTTGCAAGCACATTTTCTTTAATTGCTTGCAAGAAAGTTTGTGCGTTAGTGGCAAACTTGCCAGCATCTTTGACGCCCATCGCCGCCAAAAAATTAGCCGCTTTGGCTTTTACATCCGTACCAAACCCAGTGCGAAAGCCTGCGTCCAGCACTCGTTGTGCAGAATCGATGGAGGTCAACTGACGACGGGCAGATTGCGCCAGCGTCGACACTGTTTCTTCTTCTTTAGCCAACCCTGCGCCGCGAGCTTTTTCTTCTTCCCGTTCGCCTGCGCCAACATTTACGGTCGTACCACCAACCCTGCCCAACGCTTCAATCCGCGCGTCATACGCCGCACGATTGGGGTCGTTAGGCGCGAGTCTGTCGCGCTCCGCGAGCAGGCGTGTCAACTCTGTTTGCACGCCCGGTCGGGCCGGCAGCGTGCCCGCCAGTTCAGCCCGCGATACATCAGTAGCCGCAAGTGCTCGCTGGGTTTCGGCGCCAATGCGCGCAAGTTCTTCTGGCGACTTGGGTTCGACGCCCATCGCCCGCGTGCTGATCTCTTGATTGTAGGTCGGGCTGTTGGGGTTCGTATCGATCGTCACGACACGATCGCCCAGCCGCATTTGGGTGGGTTTTGGCGAGAACGCTTCAAGCCGTTTGTCCGCTTCAACTTGATAGCGTTTGACCACTTCCGGGTCGTACTCTGGCTTGACTGCGTCTTTCAAACTGGGCGCCAACTGCCCAACAAGCCCACGCCAACGGTCATACGACGGTTGGTCATTGACATCTGCAAGGGCGAAACGCAATGTGCCAAGCGATTTAAGCTCTGCGTCACGCTGGGCTTGCTCGCCCTGCCGACGCTCACGTTGACCCTTCAACATCTCGCCGTACAGCGCACGTCCTGGCGCGCCGTAACGCAAGGCTGCCTCCGGGTTTTGCGACAGCGTCGCGTAGTCCATGCCGCCCAGCGCCTCTTCATGCGCCATCTGGCGTTCCATCTGCTGCATCCGCATCTGGTTCAGCGCGTTGGCTTGCTGCGCCTGCTGAAGCTGGGCGAACTGCGCCATCATGTTCAGCGGAGACTCAAACCGAGGCTGCTGAATGCCGGCGGCGATCAGTTGGTTGATTGCCATGCTGACTCCTTACAGGCTGCCTTGGCCGTAGCTGGCTGCGTAGGCGTATGGATCGCCGCCATAAGTCAGCCCTATGTAGGGGTTTCGCGCAGCCAGTTGGTTCATAAACTGGTTTTGCATATAAAGGTTTGCCCCAGTGCCAAACGCGCCGGTCAGCGCGTTTGCAGCGCCGATCTGGCCAGCAGCGCCAGCAGCGCCGATCTGACCGGCAGCGCCCGCTTGGGCCGCGCCAAGGTTTGCCATCTGGCCTGCGATGTTGGACGCAAGCCCTTGGCCAGACTGCTGCATCTGCATAAGCGGCAAGAGGCGCGCGCTGCGCTCGCCTGCAAACTGGCCGTACTCCATCTGGCCCAGCGCCTGACGCCGAGCCTGTTCATCAGCAAACCTGCCGTACTCGGTCTGGCCAAGCCCGGCGCGGCGCGCCTGCTCGTCTGCAAACCGACCGTACTCCATTTGGCCCAAGCCTGCACGGGCCGCGCGCTCTTGCTGGAACCGCTGGAAGGCGTTGCCGTACTCTTGCGAGGCTAAACCTTGGCCAAACCGCTGGAACGCCTTGCCGGCGCCGCCTGACAGGAGCCCACCGCGTGCAGCGGCGCTGCGCTCAAGCGCCTTCAGCCCCTCGGACATCCGGAACGCATAGCCGGGGTCGGCTTCAAAATTGAACCGTTGCGCGGCCAGTTCGTTAATCCCTAGCCCTTCGGAAGGCGCGTACTGTTGCGCTGCAATCTCGCCCGGTGACAGCCCCGCCGTCTGCTGAAACTGTTGGCTATTAATGTCCGCAGCCGACAGCCCGGCTGAAGGGCGGTACTGTCGGGGGCGCCGCAGCTCACGCATCAGCATATTTTGCGCTGCCAAACCGCCTTGCCGGAACGGCGCTTGAGTTTCAAGCTGGCGCTCAAACATCCGCTCTTGCGCCTCCATGCCCTCGCGGGCAGACTGCGCTTGCGTGGCGGCTGCTTTGCGGGACGCGCGGGCGCCCATCGCGCCGCTTAGTAGCGAGCCGCCAATAATTGCCCCTGCGGTTCCGATAGCCATTACAGCACCTCTTTTATAAACGTCCGCTCAAGCGGACGGTAGCCACGGCGGGCGTACAGATTGTGCATCTTTTCCTCGTTTTTGTCAGCCAACGCAAGCATGAAGACAGCGTCTGCACCCGTGCTTTGCGCCCAGTTTTCAATAGCCTCTACCAGCGCTTTTCCGGCGCCGACGCCGCGAGCGGCTTCATCTACCCACCAAAACAACTCCTGCGCGATATGGCGCTGTGCGTTGAAGTAGGCTGGGTAGACAATTGCAGCGGTCATGCCCACTAAGGCGCCGTCTTGGTCTGCTACCCAAAAGCCAATGTCAGGGTTGTCAAGCGACGTGTCACAGAAACGATAAAAGCTCTCGTAGTCAAACGGAATCGCTTGATGCACTGGTGACATCGCGTGGAACTTGGCCCCCATATCAACCAACGCTGCCAAGTCTGGCTTGTCTGCGTTACGAACGTTCATGCTTTTAGCGCTTTCAGCTCATCTATTTGTTTGCTCAGTTCTTGGATCGCGCGCACAAGAACAGGGACGAGTGCGCCAGGCGACAGACTCTGCGTGCCGTCGTCGCCCTGATGCCAGATTGATTGACCGTTGGGCAATTGATGCTTGTCAATCGCCGCTTTGACCTCTTGAGCAATGAAGCCTTCGTAGGTCGTATCAGATGCGCCCATGCACGGCGCGGCGTCGTCTGCGTGCAGCCGTTCGAACTCGGGCGGCACGTCGCGCTTGGCTTTCCAACGAAACGTTACTGGCCGCAGATCGTTTACGAAGGCAAGCCCGACGTTGTAGTCTTGGATGTCAGTCTTCAGCCGCGCGTCAGAAGCAGCCGTCCATGTCGTAGCTACACCATTTAGTTGAATGTAGACTTTGTTGGTCTGGTCACCTAGTGTCGCATAGGCGTTGGCAAACCCTGTGACGCGGTTGCCGATGACAATCTGGTTGCTGCTGGAAGAAGCCGACACGTCAGCTTCGGCGCCGATAATAACGTTGTAATTGCCAGTCCCAAGCGCAGTGCCGCTCGTCGTGCCAAGGGCTGCGTCAGCGCCAACCAGCACATTGAACTCACCGTTTGTAACCTCAAGCCCCGCAGCAGCGCCTACGGCGGTGTTGCTGCTTCCTGTAGAGTCGTACAGCGCGCTTTCGCCGATTGCGGTGTTGCTTGTGCCTGCTGAGTTGGTATATAGCGCGTCAAGACCAACAGCGGTGTTGGTGGGCAAACTGTTGGCGCGGCCTGTTCCAACATAGATGCCATTAAATGTGCCAAACTGGATAATGTTGAGCGTGTCAGTCGTAAAATTTTGGCCAAAGGTCATGGCGGCGTTGGTTGACCGCAACACAGGCTTACCGTCAACGGACAGACCCAACTGGCCAGCAGCCACGCGGTACAGGCCACTGTCGCTATCGTTGGCAAACGAATAGGTCGGCAGCGCGGCCGTGCCATTCGCACCCAAGATCCGCGCGGCTGAGATGTTGGAACTGACGTTATCGACCGTCCAGATCGTGGAGTCGGTCGAGGTCTTCAACAAGAACTTGTAGGGGTCTTGTCCTAGCCAAATGTTCGCCTCGCCGCGCGAGTTCAAAATCACCGGATTGGTGTTGGGCGTCGCGCCGGTCGAGTCTGTGTAGGTCGCAAGCGGTGTGGTCGTGCCGGCCGCATAGGTGTACAGTTTGCCGGCAACGAGCGGATTGCCGTCGTTGTCGAAGAACTGTAGCCGGGGTGCGGGAGATAAATTAAAGCTCATAGGGCCACCTCAGAAACGGTCAGAATGGCCGATGGAATGGCCGGGCAGAAGGCGGTCGCCGCTTCTGCGATCAATTGTACCGAAGTCGTGTCGACCGCCCACATCAGTTCAAAGTAGCTGCCGCCTTGCATGTTCAGCATAAAGGACCACGCGGCAACCAACTCTGCGTTGTTGCCTTGAATGCGGGCGCGGCCGGCTGAAAACGGCACATCAATTCCATTGATGCGCGGCCAAATAAAGACACTGCCCACGCCGCCCGAAGTCTTGTCCAGTTGCAGCGAGAACTGGATTTCGTAAACGCTCACATCAGGCACAAAGATGCGCGAAGTTGGCGTGCCGCGCTGGATGGCAAACGATACCGTCTCACTGTTGAACGTGACCGCGTAGGGTGTGTTAATCGCAGCAGCGGTCTGCGTTGTGGTGTCGTAGAACGATCCGTAGCGCGGGCTGCGGTTCAAAAACCGATACCACTCCCGCGACATGATGTTGGCTGATGATTCCTCCAACAACGGCACGCGCTGCGCTGGGATGCGAAAGGGGGTCGGGTTAGGCATTGGTGGCGCTCGCGGTGAGTTCAGCCCCCATGATCGCGATCTTGACCGGGTCGGTGCCGCTCACCTCGTAGACGCGGTCGCGCAGCCTTACCGTGCTGCCCAGCCGCCGCCAGATGACCCGCGTGCCGGTGGCGCCGATCGCGCCCATCGACCGCCAGTGCTCGCTTGACCAGTTGTGGCCAGCGTCGTCTGACCAACGCAGCATGACCTGCGGGTCGGACCCTTGCCCAGTCACAAGCCCCACGCCTGACTCGCAGTCGAGTTGTAGGTTGTGCTGCACCGTGCGCTTCAGATTGTTCTGGCCTGTGGGCAGCGCCCGCCAAGAGCGCAGCCAGCGCTGCGGCAACAGATTGTCGGTGTAGACGTCGGGGTCCAGTTCGTAGATCTTGCCGTTCTCAAAATCGCCCGCGATGATCTTGCCGTTGAAAAGCGCCATTGTGTTGGGCCTGTAGCGCGTAAAGGCGCCATCGATCCAACCTGCACGCTCATGCCACAGTTGCGTACTTAGGTCATAGACCCACGTCTTGGCCACGGTCGGGAAGGTCAAGACGTAGAACGGATGCCCGTCTTGTTGGTACGCCATACCGATCGCGTCTGATATGTCGCCGTAAGTGCGGATAGCGGTTTCGATCGCATGTGTGCTGACCCGCTCGCCAACGTAGCCGTTTGACTGGTAGACGATCCCTTGACCTTCCGCGTTACGGCCGAGCCAAAAGACGCGGTTGGACACTTTGGTGGTTGAGTACCTAGCCACGCAGCCAAGCTCATTGAAAGCACCCGCGATGCGCTCAAGCGGGAAGTCAGGCCCGCCCGCGTTGTACCACACCTCGGTTGACGTCTCGCCAAACACCCACACTTCACGGTTGCTGACCAGCACCGATACGATGCTGTCTGGCGCGCCCTCGGCGCTCGCGAAGTCCAACGGGTCGACCGACGCGCCGTCCAGCAGCGCGGTCACCCATAGCTTCTGGCTGTTAGGCTCGGCGAACACAAAGTATCCGTCTATGAAGCCGACCGAGGATGCGCCGGGGAAGTCAGGGTCAGTAATCTGCTGAAACTGGTTGGTGTCAACGTCATAGATAAAGCTGCTGCCAGACGGATCGCTACACGCAAAGAAAACTTGAGTGCCGTTATAAGCGATCGACACTGGCCCTGCGCCCAAATTGGCGCTGACGGTCGTTCGTAGCGTCGTACCGTAGTCAGACTCCACCAGCCAAAAGCGAGTGTTGTTGCCCAGTGCATCGTCTGAAGTGACCACCAGTAACAAGTCCCGCCCATCGTTTTGCGGCACCTGCGGGTTGGATTTGTTTTGCGGTACAACAAACATCCCCCGGATTGGCCCGCCTGTGAGCTGCACGACAGGCTTGAGCCCTGGCGTGCGCCGCAGAAAAGCAGGCTCCTTGCCGCCTTGCTGCACCACCTCCGGATAAAGGTTCACGCAGCGGTCGTTTGCGGCGTTGATGCTCGCCGCGACATAAGAAGCGCCGAGGATGGGCGTCTTCATCAGTAGCCGCCTGCGAAGATGTTGAAGCGCTGACGGCGGCGCGCGATCAGGCTGTACGGCAGCGCCATAATGTCGTCGGGATTGTTGATGCGCTTCAGGTTGCGCTTGGACGTCATCGCGATCCGCTGCACGGTGGGCGGCGGCTCGACACCAAACTCAGGCGCGATCTCGCACGCGAGGCAGTACCGGAACGCCCGCAGGTAGCCTGGCGGGAACTGAAGGATGGTGTTGAGCGACGCAGCCTGCGTGAGCGGCTGCACCGACACCAGATGGAACTCCAGATCCTTTGTCGGACGGGGATACAGGTACATTTCGACGTTGGGGAAGGTCATGTTGACCCACATCATCTGTGGGAACGTGCTCCCCGCAGTCTTCAACGCAATTCCGTTGTACTGGTCTTGGTTGATGAAGAGGATGTCATAAGACAGGCCGCTGCTGGTGTCCTTGAAGTAGGTGCTGTCATCGAGCAGGATGGGGCGCTGCCCAACGAAGTCGCCAGTCGGCCCAAGCGATCGGCTGATTGTGTTGGCGGGCCAGGTAAAGACTTGATCCTGCGTCGAGAACACCGACAGACGTTCGGTCGACCAAGAGTCGATCATTTGGTTCATCGCCGTGAAGGCGTCGTCCGATGTCTCAGGCGAAGGCGTCTCACCTTCGGCCAACTGACCAATGAGGCGCAGCGCCCCGTTGATCAGGTCGCCTGCCGAGACGCCGGAACCGGATAGGGTGAGGATGGTCATTTTTGCGCCTCAAGTTGTGCAACGCGCGCCGACAACTGCTGCACAGCCATGATCAAGTGATAGTGCAGGGCATCGATGTTGACTGAGCGCACCCCATTGGATTGCACGGTGACTGATTCGGGCAGCACCTGCTCCAGTTCCTGCGCGATAAACCCGATCCGCAACTTGTCGGGGTTAAGACCGCTGGCCATTGGCCTACCATTGTCGTCGAGCGGCATCTCCGCTGCGGTCTTGTATCGGAAGTTCCGCACCTGCACCGCATCGATGATTGCCAGACCACCAGCTGCGTCAACGATATCGCGCTTGATCCGCTCGTCTGAGGTCGTCTGCCATGCAGTGGTGTTGCCCTCGTTGTAGACGCCGTTGTTGCCGCCAAAGAACCCAGTCTCGTTTCCTAGTCCTGTTTTACCAAACGCAATCACAATTTCTTTATCTGCGCTGCCAGAACTGGCCTGCGACTCATGCCCGACGTAAATTCCTCTGCCCGTCGTCAAGTCTTTGCCGCTTGTCCAACCGACACAAACAGACTCCTGTCCGGTTGTGATCTGAGTGCCAGCGGCGTATCCAAGGCAGGTGTTTTTCTGACCATTTGTGGCGCTATCCAATGCCGTGCCGCCAACCGCAACGCTCTCGGCGTTGCCTGTGCCGGTGCCTCGATTCAGCACCAACCCGTTGACTGACGTTGCTGTAGCCACGCCGATCGTCGGGGTGACTAGCGTCGGGCTGGTCGCAAACACCAGCGCACCACTGCCTGTCTCGCCGGTCACCGCTGTTGCCAAATTAGCCGATGATGGTGTGGCTAGGAAAGCAGCCACACCAGTGCCAAGACCGGCCACGCCAGTGCTAATCGGCAGACCAGTGCAGCTCGTCAACGTGCCAGAGGATGGAGTCCCAAGAGCGCCGCCATTGACCACCACTGCGCCAGCAGAACCAACATTGACAGCCAGCGCGGTAGCGACGTTCGTGCCAAGACCGCTGATGCCAGTGCTGACCGGCAAACCCGAGCAGCTCGACAATGTGCCGGATGACGGAGTTCCTAGCGCACCACCGTTGACGACAAACGCACCAGCCGTGCCTGTGTTGACGCCTAACGCAGTCGCAACACCTGTGCCAAGAGATGTGATGCCTGTGCCGCCACGGTTTACGGGTAGCGTCCCTGTCGTGCCGCCATCAATCGGCAGCCCCGTCGCGTTGGTCAGCGTGGCGGCTGTCGGTGTGCCAAGATTAGGCGTGACCAGCGTCGGGCTGGTTTGCAGCACATAGGCGCCGGTGCCGGTGAAGGTTGGCGCGGGCGCAGGATCATTCAGCGTGATGCCGGTGATCGTTTTGCTGTCGTAGCTAGGCGCGGTGATGACGGCGCTGTAGATGCCGTTGGCTGCGTAGAAGATCCAGCCGCCGGAAGCGTTCGTCGTGATGGGGTTTGACTGAAGCGTCAGCCCATCATCAGAGTAGATCGTTGCGAGCGCGCCTAGCGAGTCATAGACGTAGACCAGCGCGCCGCTGATCGGGTTGTTGCCGCTGTCTGTGACAATGTCATAGTAGCTCTGCATGAGCGGTGTCCTTCCGACGCCGCCGCGCAGGCGCGGCTAGCTCGTTGGTCGAAGGCGCCTCGGCCTCGTCCGGATCATACCGCACCCAGCCATTCTTTTCATCCTGTTCGGCTTCCATCTCCATCGTGGCGATTTTCTCGCCGTGGGTGGGGTGCCGCAGGTAAATGATTGCCATAGGTATGCAGCGGGGGCTAGCGCCCCCGCTGTCCATCAGTTGCCGGCCCTTCTT